TAACAGTAACCTTGTCGATTTCGAAGCCCATCTGAGCATAAGCAGCTTCAGCTTCCATTGTAGCCGTAGCAACACCAACACCAGTCGTTTCGGATCCAGCACCGAGAGCATTAGCGTGTGTACCTGCGCCAGAGAAGTCTGTGTCAGCTTCGCTGTGCAGCGCTTCAGTTGTAACAGTTGTCGTGTTAGCATACATGGACTTCATGGCAAAGATAAGCCCAGAAGGACCGGTCATTGGCTGAACACCACAAATGTCATATGCCATCAAATTAGGCATAGAACGACGAACGAGGCTAATCAACACAGGATCGTAAGTGTCGGTAGAAGCAACGCCACCAGAAGCGCCATCACCAATAGAGTTGGCAGGTGCGGCTTCCATCAGTAGGCTATTAGGTGACCAAGCAGCGCTTTCTCTTAGAGCCTTTTCGGTGTTCTCTAGGACAATAGCAGTAACTGCTCTTTTGTGATTATCTGTGATAGCTTCGAGGTCTGGATGCTCCAGAATAGGACGCCATTTGTTGTTTAGTTCTTCATTTAACATTTTAGAAGATTCTCCTTAACTAAGAATATTTATTTAACTATTTATACTATTTGATATTTCTGAAAGTCTTGCTGATGGATTTAGCATAGAGAGCCATCTGAGGGTCAACATACTTCGCATCTGATTCCTCATTTACTGGATCTAATTCGTCCGTCTCTTCAACAATTGCTGATTTGCCAAAATAGTTTTCTTTGATGATTTCAACTTTACGACTGTAATCATCAAGGTCTACATATTCTAGGCCTTCGGTGAGCGAACGCAGCTTTTCAGTCTGTGTATCTGCTAGTCCTTCTGAAAGAACATCGAATACGTCCGACTTCTTAGCTTCATCAAGCTCTTTGGAAACCTCAATGTTTGTATCAAGCTGTTCGTTGAGGCTCTTTTCAAGCTCTTCGATCTTCTGTGCCATTTCAGCGACCAGATCGACTTCTTCGTCAGGAACATCAATATGATGCTCTGAGAAAAGTTCTTTAAGACCAGAGATGAACGACTCTGCAATATCAGAGCGAATTCCACTCTCCACTGCAAGTTCGTTTGCTTCCATCCACTGCTCTGACACGTAATCTAGATATGAGTCAACCTTCTTAGTGAGGTCTTCTGTAGCTAGTTCTACTTGCTCATCTAGTTTGAAATTAAATTCTTCTTCTAAACGAGAAACTTCTGCATTAACTTTTTCTAAAACAACTGCCTCAAAGAGAACAGCAGCCTTTTCTTTAAAATCTTCTGATAGTTCTTCACCACCAAAAATTTCTTCTACTGCTTCGCTCATAGAGTTATCGGCACCTATTTTTGTTTCGCTATCAGATACCGTATCATCGGAATCATCAGCAATTACTTCATCAGCTTTACGCTTCTTGACACTAACTGCGGCCGATTCCATTACTTCGGAATCACTTGCAGATGCCTTCAACTCGTCTAACTGATCAATTTCTTGATCTGACATATGTTGTCTCCTTCGAGTTTATTAGTTATTTAGTTTATTTATAAAAAATGTTATTTTGAAATATTATTCAAGAATTTTGCAAATATTTTGAACTTTTGTTCTTCGAGTTTACGAGGAGAGAGTTTTTTAGTCTCTGCTACAATCTGTTCAACCATTTGTTCACGCATCCAGTTACCAGAAGCGATATCATAAAACCATTCTGACCCTTCCATAATACCCTTTACGAAAGCATCAGGAGCAGATGGGTCAGCGACGATATCGCCAGCAGTAGCGAGCATGAAATCGCCCTGTACTTCCATAATACCTTTCCCTGTTTGCTTAATTGACCCCATGCCACGAGATGATACGCCAAGTGTTGCACCTTCGTCCATAAGATTCTTTACTACCTTACCCATTGGAGTATCCATAATCTTTGCTTTACCAACAAAGTTTGAGCCCTCTTGATGTAAGTCAGTAATCATATGTGACACTCGCTCAAGGTTGATGGTTGGTCCATCAGGATGTCCGAGTTCACCAAAAGCTCTTTTTTTCTCTACAAATTCTTTATTATATCTCTTCACTTCTTTCGCAATAACTTCAGAAGGATAGACACGCCCATTACGATTTTTGAGGTCGCCTTGCATGAAGACGCCTTCAATGAAATAGTTTTTTGGCTTACCTTCTTCGGCAGCTTCTGTGATGTATTTAACATCATCGTTTATTTCGCAGATTAATTTCATTGTCCTACCCTAACCGTTAGAAACTGGTGTTCTGAAAACGTGGTCGCAAGCGGCATTTAAACTAACGTAAACTTCGCCATCGCCCGCAGCACCGCTTCTAAGTTCACCAATGTCGATAAGTACGACATGCCCCGGTCCTACTGTAATCATAGTAGAAACCGCTGAAGAGGTTGTTCCAAATGAAACATTAGCAATGACTGTTGTATTACTATTGTAAATTCTTTGAAATCTACCATCTGTGATTTCAGCATGAGTAGCTGTGACTGCTACTGTATTTGCTATAAGTTTGATTGCTGGCATATTTATCTCCCTTACATTGCTTGCTTGGCAAAGGCAAGAATCTCACTATTAGATTTCTTGTCTTGCATAAACTTAGCGAGCATTGTCTTTGTGTTTGCAGGGTTCAACGACTTATATAGATTATTGAGCGCTGCTGCATCATCTTTAGAAACCTTTACCGTACTACCATCTTTAAGTTTCATGTCGGTAGCGCTGAAATTAACTGCTTCATCAAGGTCAACGGATTCGTATACTTCGTATGTCTTACCAGCAACTACGAAAGTTTTATCACCCTTTTCTTTAGCTGCTTTTAGCGCCATTCCAAATGCGTTACCTTCCTTCATCATCTTATTAATCTCAGCACCCTTCATATTGTGCTTTGTAATAAGTTTTGTAACTGCACTTTGAGTTACAAAAGGAATGTCCGCTTTTACCAACTTAATAAGCATCGCTTTATTGTCAGCAAACTTATTCATAATGGCAGATAGCTTCTTAGCGTTATCTAAACTGATTTTCTTATCACGCATTGGCTCATATGCTTTTTTGAGTTTAGCAATACCTGCTGCGCTTTCCTCTAACTCTTCATTTGGGCCATAGCCTTTAGGAGTTACATCTTTAGTGCGTGACGCAACATCTTTTTTTGATTTACCCTTTGCCATTCTTTTAGCAGCATCTGGGTTTAAATTACCTTTCTTATCAAGAAACTTTGCAAGATGAGGCGGCAACCCATTTGATGCTTCATCAAGGTCAACTTCTTCAATTACATTTTTAGGAAACGATTTTTCAATATATTTCACTACATCTTGAGTAGACCTACTATCCATTTTTGCAACAATCTTAAACTTACTACCAGATTTAGATGCAATTGTTTGGCCGCCCATTCCAGTTTTCTCTAACTTCTTTCCATCAGTTGATAACATTTTACCATTCATAGATTTACCACTATAGAACGCATCTACAACTTGTTTATCTTTTGGATTTAATGCTTCATCAAGGTCAACTTCTTCTGGAACATATTCATTCTTCTGCATCATTTTCATTGCCCCAGTTGCAAGTTTGACAATAGGAAGTTTTTCCATCTTCTTCTTGGTTGCGTCATTTACCTTGTCATAGATTTGCGAAATAGCAGATGCAGTGAAAGAATCGACCATAACACCATCAATCTTTGCAGCAGATTTCTTGGAGGCAATCTCTTTTACCTTGTCGATAACACTCTCATTACAAATTTGTTTTGCAAACATTACGGCTTTCCAGCTTTCGCCATAAGTAGCTCGTAATGATTCTTCATTCATTTCGCATTCACAATCTTCACATCCACAGTTTTCACATTTACACTTAGTAATATTTTCTTCATAAACCGCAGCGTCTTTACCTTCTTCACTATCAGCAATACGTTTCTTCTTACCAGGAGACTTTTTTGTACCCTTTAAAGTTTCTGCATCGTTTAGCGGATGGTCAACGATACCAACGACGTGCTTGTCTTTGAAACGTTTTTCGCCAGCAGCTTTTGGCTCCAGCAGTTCTTGTAAATCTTTAAAGGATAGCATTTGTGAGTTCCTTATAATTTGTTTTTTAGTATTCTGTGCTGTCAACGTCTGGTTCATCGTCGAGATCAACGTTTAAATCAAAGTCGTCCTCTTCGGCACCATTCATCATCTGCTGTGCAATATCTTCTCTTTTAGCATCGATAGCAGCACTAATCTTGTCCTGCATTATGTCTTGAAATGCGGTTTGAAAATCGTTTGGTTGATTTTCGTGAGCGTGTTTCAACAAATCTACTATATTATTTTCTACCATCATACCAACTCCATATATTTATATCAATTAAGATTGTTCTGTTTCATCATTTGGTTCTGCTTCGACGCTCT